GTCCAGGTGCTGCTCCTGGGGGCGCTGCTGCTGCCATAGGATCAACTGGTGGTGCTGCTCCTGCTGCCATAGGATCAACTGGTGGTGCTGCTACTTCTGGAGGAGGCGCTGGTGGAGCTACTGCTTCTGGAGGGGGTGCTGCTGGTGGTGGAGCAGGGGGTGCTGCTGGTGCTGCCGAATCAAAACCTAATTGATCATGAAAGTTAGTGCCATTTTCTGCATCATGTGCTTTTAAATATTCACTAATAATAGGTCTTGCATCCATTTCATCTAAACCTAACTCTGCTAACAATTCAAAAGCTTTATATAATTTTTTTTCATCTAATATTTCACCAATGCTATCTATAGCATTGTTACCACCAGTTCCTAATGGAACTTCACTAGCAAATAATTGTTTAAGACTAGCCATTGCTTGATTCTGTACTTGTTCATCACCATCAAGTAGTCCATTTTCACTAACTATTTGATTCATATATTTTTCGAACATACTGAATTCTTTAACATCCTTCATTGCACTTTTAGCAAGATGTTTGGCTCTACTATGTCCACCGTGTTCTGCTTTATCACCAGCTTCCTTCTTTTTCTTAGGTGGATCTGGATCAAATGGTGGATCATTGTCATCGTATTTTTTCTCTTTATCATCTTCCAATATATCATCAGCACCAAGTTCTTTTACAGGGATCTGTGTTTCGTCAACTAACTTATAGATATAAGGAAATGCATCTTTAAGTTCTTCATTGAAACTACGTACCGTTAAACGATCTATCCAATCATTTAATATATCTTCTGGAACATCTATATTTTGACTTGTACTAAAACTTTCCTTAAATTGACTATAATACTTGTTAGTCTGTAAAGCATGTACTTCTTCCTTGATATTATTAATACGATCTATAACTTTTTCCTGTATGCTACTCATGCTTTCACTTACTACAGGACTGCGATCAACATAATTCTTAAATACTTTTAATTTACTAAGTTCTTCACTTAGACCAATAACGTAGTTTCCTATGTCATCAAAAAAACTGCCGCCTTCACTCATATGGCGAGCCATTGCTCTAGCGCCATTTAAATGTTTTACTGGGTATAGAAATCTTTCCCCTATAGCATTTTCAACATATATATGTTCAATATGTTGCGTTCTTCCATTTGGAGCATTTAAATTAATTGGCTGTGTATGCCTTACAATAATCTTTGCTTCTCCAATTTCTTGATAACTGGTTTTTGTTGTTCCAAATAGTTTTGATTCATTCATTTTACCTTCCCCAAAGGAATGTCTTTTATCTAAATTGCTTTGACTTGGGTTTTGAGCGTTAAAATTTAATCCATGAGTTTGAGCAAATTTAGGTAGTATACTACGAATAAATCTATCCCATGCCTTGTTATCAACTTGCTCTGTCCATTGAACGTCTAACCCTGGTCCGCCATCATCTTTTTCATTTAAACTAACGGTCACGTTAACTAATTTAACACCGCTATCATCTACGAAATCAAAATTGAACTTCCTAGCATCTTGATCCTTAAGATTTACACCATCAATAGGCTTATCATCTGCTGTACTTTTACGTAGGCTTGGGAATCTCGTCTGCAATTGACGACCCAAATCCATAGCGATTCGCTGAAAGTTTGCGCTCATATCATTATTTATTAGAAACCTTGTGAAATGAATATTGGTAATGGTGCTTCAAAATCATCCTCAGTATGTACTCCACTAAGGCTTTCAAACACTCTAGGATCCCAATCTGCTACTAAAGTACTCATTCTACATAGTAATAGTAGAGCACTTACAAGATCATCATGATCACCCTCTTTAGCTTTATATGTAAATCCATGAGCAATAAATGTTTTTAACTCACTTATCATAGGCCTACTATGTATTGTCATTTGACCTGTTTCTATTAAATGCTTCAACCTAGCACAGGCACTAATTTTAGCACTATGTGTTGTATTAAACCCTTTGCGGAATTTTCGAACATGTCCTTTACGTATAGGTTCACTTACCATAAGTCCTGGAAAAGTTTCTTCTCCAACATCACGAATTACAACTAAACCTGCTTCACCTACCGTATTATTTTCTATACTCCAGTAAATGTTATTACTATTACCATCCATACGTTCATCTATATAGGTTAGTATATCTCTTAATATTTTTATTTGACCTTGTATAGGAGTAGTATTATGATACCATTCACCTACTTGTTTAAAAGAAGGAAGTTCAAAAACTACGATTGCACTATAATTACCACCAGTTCCTAAACATGGATCTAATGCTACTAGATATAACATTTCTGGATTTATTTTACTATACCATCGTGTTTGACCCATTTTGGCTATAGGGTCTCGGCCTACTAATTCACTTAACCTTATACTATTGATAAGAGTTTCATCATATACTAAAAATTCACAACCATATTCACGACGGAATCTTTCTTCTCCAATACGTGCCTGTTCTTCTCTAGCCCATGTTTCATCACGATCTGGATGTTCATTCCAACTACAAGTAAATGGAAAAAATCCATTAGCACCTAATTCTTGTTCATTACCATGTTCATCAAACTTATGATTAGCTTCTTTCCAAATATTTGCAAATGTATCCTCGTCACTGTTTGGTGTACTAGTAATAATAGCACGACCACCAGTTGCCAATGTTGGGCTTATTGATGTCCAAAACTCATCTGCTATATTAGGTTGTACAAACGCAAACTCATCACAATATAGTAAGGATATTGACATACCACGACCAGTATTATTAGTAGTTGTAGCACTGACAATACGACTACCGTTGTCAAATTCTATACTACCTTTGTTATAGTTAATAACACCGCTTCTAATAAAGTCAGGGCATAATTCATAAGCATATCTAATACGCTGCATAATTTCATAAGCACCGGTATACTTGTGGGCTGCTATAAGAATTGTTTGATCTGGAATAAACATTGCATACCATAGTAGATAACAGGCAGCACAAGTAGTCTTACCCATCTGACGTGGTAGCATGTTTACAGTAAATCTATGATTATGATAAGCGTGCATGAGCCTTTCTTGAAACTCAAAAGGCTCAAATAATAACTTACCCTTTACTGGATGCTGAATGTAATAAAAATGTTTACTAAAATGTAAATATCCAGTTTCAGGATCACTACAAGCTAATAAATCTTGTATTTGATCCTCGGTGTACTTTTCCTTCTTGTGAGCTTTTTTGGTCAGTACGCCGTCAAGCGACTTAGCCATTATCTATTTTTTATTTCGTAATATAAAGCTGTTAACTTGCCACGAAGGTTTTCTGCTAGAGGATTACCTCCACCATTTACTGGAGCTGCTTCCTTACCTTTGCTATTAAGATCATCACCAGTAGGCATAGCTGCATCCATACCACTGATAGCAGGTTGAGGAATATTAGCATACTCTTCATCCATATCTGGTTCACGACCCATCATAGGTTTTTTCATGGCCATATCCCTACCATGTATATCTGGGCCACCGTCTGGTCCTGCATCTGGACCATCATCTGGGCCATCCATACCGATTAATACACCCGCTGGACCACCGTCTGGACCATCACTTGGCATATCATCACCTCTACCTTGTAGAATGTTAAGTAGTTCACGAATACCTTCTGCACCACTGGCATTCATATTAACACTCATTGTAGTTGGACGTTCATCCATACCACCCATTGGGCTCATACTCATCATGCCACATTCTTCAATTGGTTGCTCACTTTCATTGAGTACTTGACGACCTTGATCTAATGCTGCTATTTTTTTATAAAGTTTATTAAAATCCATTGTAGCGTCCTTTATTTTGAATTAGGTGATGATGCAGTAGGAGCGCTCTTGGCTAATAATTGATCATTTACACCTTTATATTCTGTTCCCTTATGACTTACTTTACCTAATTCTTTTAGAAAGCTCATTTTTTTCTTTTCACCTACTAGATCTTGTCCGTTGACATCTTCTAATTCAGGATTATTCAAAAGAGCCTCTGCTTTTGTTCCTATTCTATTTTTACCTGCTATAGCAAAACTTTGATCAAGTTCTTCCAATTCTGTTCTAACAATTATGTGACCAGTTTTTACTCGTAAAGTTTCTGATAAACTAGCTTGTACTTCCTGTGTAGTACCAGGATAATTACATGTTACATCAAATATATTAACATGAGTAAATTTAAGATTAGGAAAATCATAAGGATTTTCAGTTATGGGAGTTCTTTTAGGCGCACTAACGCTTGTACAATCAAATTTACTTAAAGCAATTTTCATTGCTTCCGTGATTTTCTTATCCACATCGCCGGCAATTTTTACCTTAAAATTATAAACTTTTTTGCTTTCTGCAAGATATTGTTTAAAAGTTCCCATAGTTATTCCATTATACTATATTTATTTCATATTTTTTAATTTTTCAAGTAGGCTATTACGGTCTGTAACAATAAATCCATCTCCTGGAATATTGATACCTTTTGCCGCTTCTGCATCTGCATCCTGATCAAGTTTAGCTTTTTTAATCTGTAACTCAATCATCTTAAGTTTTTTATCCATTTTGGCTGCTTTAGCATCAATGGCATTTTTAAGCATAGTGCCTGCTACTTCAAAAATACGTCCGCTGTAACGTGCTTCAACATTCATCCCAAGGTCCATCAGATCATCGTAGGCATTTGTAGCACGATCAGCTAGATCGTCAAATTCTTTATCACTTAAATCACCTAATCCTTTAACCTGCGGTAATGCTGCACTGATTTTATCAAACTCAGCAATATCACGCATGAAAGTTTCAGGCTTTTCATGCTGTTTCTTTTCTTCCTTAATTATCTTTTTGTTTTCAGGTAAATTAAGGACTTCCTCTAATTTTTTAGTCATACCTTATTTATCTTAATCTTCCTTGATGGAAAATATCTGTTTCATTTAATACACGGAATTTGATTCCATTATTTTTACACCATGATGTAGCAGCAGCCCATTTAGCTTGGTTGACTACAAAGGCACTTGCTCTGGCTGCATTACGTCCTACCTTTTCCATTATTTGCTGATTTTGTGGTTTTATTTCTATTAACTCACTATGCATACGACCAAGCTTATCAACATATTGTATAAAAAAATCAGGAACATATACCGTTTGTCTATTAGTCAAAGGATTACGATAGGGTATTTTGATTGCCTCACTGGCCCATCTTTGTATACTAGGATTGTTATCACAAAAGTTCATAAAAGCCCACTCCCAACTACTACGATATAGTGGATTTTTCATTCCTACATACTTTGCTGGATTTTTAGGAGTAAATTTTCCTTTAGCAAACTTACTCATACTAAAATATTACGGCTTTCAAAACTTTCGTCTTTATTACTAGTCTTGAAACCTAATACGCTGGTTTGTATTCTATATACATTTAAAATTTGTGTTGTAATTTGACCTAATTGCACATCTGTTAAACTTTTTAATCTTTCTAATAATTCAAAAACATTCACATTGTCTAATCTTGATTGATTTAACATTACAATGCCTATACTACGTGATACTTGTTCATCAAAGCCACGTTTAACAAAAAAACCAACAACTGCATCAATCAAATTGCTGGGGAAGCTAACTTCTTCAGTAAAGTAATTATTAAAAAATTGTCTAACTTCTTTCGATCCAGTATTAGTTTCAAGTGGTAAATTAGTAGTAGTCATGCACCACCCCCTGCAGGTTCATTAGGATTGGATGTAAATGTAGGAGATGCAGTAGTTCCTTGTCTTGCCTGATTAGAGAAGATAGGAAAATTTGTACCTTTTATACCATTTAAAACTTGTCCTGCTGCACCTATTGCTGCACCTACTGCTAGAGTAGATAATTCCTGCTTTACTCCCGCTTTATTTATTTTTTTAGTATTTTGATAAGTGTTTATGGCTCCAACAGCAGCATCAATATAGTTGCCTTTGCCTGCACTATCCAATACACTAGCAACACCATCTAAGACACCACCTACACCTAACAAACTACTGGTACCACCACCTAAAGGACTTAATGGACTAGGTAATTTATCATAATGATCTTGTGCAAATCCCTTAATTTTACCACCGCTTACGGTACCTGAATCATATTTTACTGCTTCAAACACAATGCCCATTTGACATTCTGCTGGTTGTGTACCTTGATCACTACTACTAACCTGATCATGATTAAATGTAGAAATAAGAGGATTTATCAAAGTATAACTAACATATTCACGTTTATTGATTTGATATAAAGTTATTTCATTGAAGAAAGGTATTGTAGAGTTATTGTCAAAACCATGTGGACCTCTTACATAATCATAAGCTTTATAAGCATTTCTTTTGTATGCGCCTGGAACTTCTGCTGTGATAGAATCTGCATAATAGTATTTGTAATATGATTGCCACATCATATTTACAATATGTGCTCTATCATCAATAAACCTAAAAGTCATTGGACCATATTCATGAGTTAATTGTACAACTTTTTTCCTATTATATTGATTTAATGTCTGCGTTTTCATGGTAAATCTTGGTAGATCAACACTTCTAACCAACAAACCTAATTCAGTCCTATGACGTTGTGTTAATTGCGGCATTAATACTGCACTTGAATTTATATCAAAATATACATGATATAAAAACTTGGCTTTAGGAGCAAGTCTGAAATAATCATCAACAAAGGTGCGAGCAGCATGTTGCCAGTCACCCATTTGTCCTTTGGGTCTTAGGAAGCTATTTCCTATTTGATTCAATAATCCATTATATGGGCTTGCCATAATATTATTTATATATTGAAATAAACTAGTAGTATAATGCTAAGTCAATAAAAAAGGGCTCGAAAGCCCTGTTTTATTTGAGTGTAGATTAAGCACCAGATCCAGTAGCAACACCACCATTTCCAGTAACTCTGTTTCTGACACTCTGTGTTGGTACGCTGACACCAACTCCAGTTCCCTGAGGAATTTGAACACAATTATCTGGTTGAATAGTTAGATCTATTGTTTGAGGGGCTGCTTCTGCATAACTCAATGATTGCCAATTAGCCTGTGTAATATAGCAACCATAGCACTCCCAGGTTTCTAAAATATTAGGTGTAAATGCTCCATTACCACCTTCTGTAACTTCAATACGCATTAAGAACTTATAATCAGCACTTGCGCCTGCACTAGCTTGTTCGAAGAAATCGAACTGCTTCTGCATTTGTTCACCAACTAACTTACTTACATTACCACTTTGATCATCTCTAAGTACAACTTGTATGGTTTGCCATGTTGGCTTACCAGCATAATTAATTTTACTATTGTAAGTTTCAATTACTTGATTGTTGAATTGTACGTTAGGCTTAGCAGCAGTTTGTACCTGCTTGGTCAATTCAGTTGTTGGAGTACTCACACCAAAATTTTCAAACATAATTCTAAAACGATATTTGAGTTTTGGCATTAGCATGCCTTGACTGCTTGCGCTTGCGTCACTTGCTAAGGGTACTGTAAATCTATTTAATGTTGCAATTGCCATAGTTATTAGCTCCGTTACTCTTATTTATGCCTTATAGTTGACCAATTTCTCCAGTGTTCTTCAATCTCAATGGAATATAGATGAATTCAACTGCTTTAACTGGCTCAATGGCAATGTCTACCCAAAGTTCATTCTTGTCTATTCTGCTAGGAGTATTGTTTGACTCATCGCAAACTACAATGTAGTCATATAACGCTCTTTGACCAACTAATTCAAGCATTAAACTTTCTACTGCACCTTTTAGTTCGTCCCTTGTAATCTTATCATTTGGTTCAAAGATATATGGCTTAGCTAGTATATCTAGTTGTCTACGTAGGTATACTACTAGTCTTGCTACATTAATACGATCTAGGGCACTTGCAGCTTTAGCACGAGTCTTTTGGCCAAAGTTTACTAGACCAACACCTGTAAAGAATGTAATTG